ACTCCACTATGGATCCATTGTCAAAGGAGTAGATGTGCTCAGACTTATTGTGCTTGGCAACCTCATAGATATCTAAGTCCTTCATGATCTCTAAGAAGTCTCTCATTACTGTAGCTCTGAGTGCAGGGAAGGTTTTGCGGATGATGCTCACTACCTTGCCTCTGTTCTGCAGGCAGTAGACTATTATCAGCTGGCATAGGCTGTAGGTCTTGGATGACCTTGAGCCACCCTCATTGATAATGAATCTATGCTCTGGACTGTTGAGGGCTTCGTAGTTCCTCTCGAATATCACCGTGCTCTTTATCTCCATTGTGTGCAATAGTTGACCTATACCACTTAATTAGTAGTATAGTAAGATTTATGTCAAAGATACACTATTTAATAATAGTAACCTTAATATCAGAGATAGACTGACCATTGCTGGTTACATCTACAGTATCAGTTACACCAGTTACTCTTGCTGTCAAGTTAGGTGCTTTATATTTTCCTGTCATGGTTCCGCTGACATGATCATGAGTCCATTCATTTCGTATATGCGTTGTGACTCCCAGATATGCGTTATATGCTTTATCTTGATTATCCAGATATTGCTTCACTCCAAAGCCATAAGTATCAAATACCCAAGCCTCAAAGCCCCATCTTGTAATTGGTTTCTGAACAGGCAAATATAGTACTTCACCTGTCTTATTATTAGCTACAGGTAGCAAGTCATAAATCTTTTGTGCTTCAGCCTTATAGTCATCCCACATTTTCTTTAAGTCCTCTGGAGTCTCTATGTATTTATGCTTTGACATTGTCTATCTGTTTTAGTTTACGTTGTGCCCACTCTACTCCTTCATCACCACCCCATGCGAGCCACATTAGTCTGCCACATCCATCACCCAGTTGCTTTTGTGAGTTTTGTCTTTGACGTTCAAATGCTGCCATCCTTGCAATGGTATCTCTTGTTATTGGTTCTTTGTTTGCTAACTGGTTAGCTCTTGCCTTACCAACAGGAGTGCCACAGTCACCCCATCCATTCTCTTCTGCCCATCTGAGTGCTATCTTAGCATTCTCAGTAGCTTGTTGAGGGTAGTCAGTGTATGACTCTTCTGCCAGAGATGCAAAGTACTTAGTCAGCAGGTGCATCAGTCTTTGGTTTGCGTTTCTTCTTAGGCTTAGGAGCATTCTCTGGTATTGGTCCTTCAATAGCCTTGTACTCTATGACAACAACCTCTGGAGCAGTGGTAGTGACCACCTCTTCAAAGATATGCTTGAGACCTATGCTGATGTAGTAGTCTACCTTTGTCAAGTCAATCTTAGATGTTGACATTGCTCTTGTTCCTGTGTGCTTACTATAGACTTTGATAGTCTTGTTCATCCACTCTTCTTTAATTTTGTAGTTCATTCTGTTGTATTATAATAAATATTAGATAAGCTCCTAATGTGGCACCTGCAAATTTAAACAGCAGGTACATATTCTCATTGAGTAGTGCGAGCACCACACCCCATGACAGGATGTAGGTAATTAAGCCTATGATGTCAACACTCTTCATACCTATATTGTATTTGTTTTATATTTTGTTTTATTTCACGTATCAGAAAGTAAGCTGATGTACTGTTGATGTCAAAGTACTGAGCCAGTGCAGTCTGAGTTGAGTGACCTTTGTCATAGTATGCTTCAAAGATAATCCTTTTTATCCTATCATCCAATGAGCTCCTGTATATCTCCACCATTGCCTTCTTAAAGTTGTGATCATTCTCAAGTCTTATCTTGTGCTCAATGTCTGTAGGGTCATCAATGGAGTCATCAAAGTGTTCCTGTGATCTATAGATGTCATCCTTCTTTGTCCTGGAGCCTTGAGTCCAGATCAACTCATACTTGATGGTGTTCAGTAGGTAGCTCTTTGCCTTATCTTGGGTCATGTCTGGTAGGTGCACCTTGATGCAGTGAAGGTAGGCATTGTTGATGACGGCATCTGCATCTATTGAGGTCGGTATATTGAGTCGCTTGAGGAAGTGCTTAGTGTATTTGAGCACCTCATCATAGTGATGGTTGATATATTGATCAAGTATTAGCTTCATACCAGGTGAGAAAGTCTTTATACCACACCTTCCTACGTACTCCAGAGCAAAAGCACTCTTTATCACGTACACCTGTTGCCTTCTGTTTGACTGCTCTGAGTTGCACCAGGGAGCTCTTCTTCATTGTCTCTACCTCTGGCAGGTTGAGGATGGTCTCTATGAGTTGTATATCAGTTTGTTCAAGCATACTGCTGTGAGTGAAGTAGCACAGGCTACAGTGAATGATTGTGAGTAAGCTAATGTTGACCAGAATGATAGACATTTCCAGCAACCGAGTGCGGTGTGTAGCCAGTCTGGTAGTATTAGTCGGGTATCAATGTAGTGTTGGATGGGTTCAAAGTGTGTGAACCACCAGGAGACTACTAAGGGAGTAAGGTAATTGATTATCATGGTGTAAATATAGTAATTATTTGAATACAACAAAGGGGAGCTGTTACACTCCCCTGTTTGGTCACTTCATTAGATAGTTGAACACCTTATCATAGAACTTACCTCTTGCCTCACCACCTTGAAGGAAGCGGTGCAGTGTTGCGTTCACTACACCAATATCCTCTGCCATGTGTACAGCCCTGTTTCTGCTGTTTAGCTTATCTCTAAGCTCACTTCTCATCCATTCGGTTAGTGTTTGACCTTCTTGAAGGTAAACGGTCTTAGAACGGCAAGTCATCTTGTTCATTGTTTAAGATGCTATCAAGTACACTTGGAGCTGCAGCCTCACCTTGCACCTTATATGCATCCAGTGTGTTGTAGTACTTACCATTGTACTCTCTGCCTCTGACATTGAATGATACTGTGACCTCTTGACCTTGACCGTATGGTGCAATCACATCCATCCTGTCATTGACTGTCTGGAAGATTACCTCTTGAGGGTACTTGTCTGCTGTTGTGATCACAAACTCTCTTACTGAGAACTTGTCTGATATCACCTTGACTGGGTTGATGAGCTTGATAGCTCCTTTCATTGTTAGTTCTGACATTATACTACTGTTTCGGGAAATGGTATCTCCTCGGTTGTTGTTTCAATTATCTCATCTGCTATGTCACGTGCAAATATCACCATCTCAGTGATACTCATGTCGGTGTCATTGTTAATCATTGCAGCCACTAACTGAGTGACTATTTGTGTTCTTGTTTCCATTTGTTATTTATTATTTAAAACATTAATATACTGTGAATAATACTCTGAGCAGTGAACCAACCGTTCCTTAATCTGCTCCTCAAGTGCCTGGTCTCTCTCATATCTCACCACTGTGATACGTTTAGCTGGGTCAATGTGGTCAACTCTATGGATAGATAGGTTATCCCACTCAGTCAGTAGCTCATCTGGTGTAGTGTACATGGTGTAGATTAGTTCAAAGGCTGGTTTCTCATAGAGCCACATATATGCCCTACCTTGCCACTCATACCCACTTGCATCACCTTCTGATGGTGTTGCAGGGAAAGTCTCTAATGACCAGGATGACTTGATGTCAATGATACTGTCCTCTGTTATGATGTCACAGCACCCTGTCATGAACCTATTCTCAACCCTTATGTCATTCTTAGTGTACTGAGTGAACCGTACTGAGTTCAGTAGGTCAATGCCGTTCTGCTCCCAGTCAGTGCCCTTCATCATTGGCTTAGTCTTAATCTCTGTGGTGTAGCCATAGAAGTCCTGCTTAGCTATCTTACGTATCTCTGACTTAGTAGTCTCAGATAGTACCTCTGACTTGCTCCTTGAGTTGGTCATTAGGTTGCCTAATTGTGATGCTCTCCACTTCATAGTCTTGCCTCCTGTTCTTTAGTAAGTGAAAATTGCTCTCTCAACTTATCAAGTGAGTAAGTACCCTTCTCAATAGCAGTAATTGCATCTGCCAGCCTCTCATCAGTGATAGGTGGCTTGGTAGGTGTTGACTTACTTGCAGCTGCACCATCATCATCAACAGATTGCAGCGAGCAAAGGCTGACCAATGTGTACCTGCGGTAGTACGTCAAACACGACCCGATTTGCTGGGGGTTAAGTCCAGCTGGCAGTTCCATGCAAGACTCAATCTTGTCTGCTGAGTCAATGTCAATGATCTGAGTACAAACACTGTTACCTTGGATAGGTTGCAGGAGTAACAGTCCATTCTCAAGTAGAATAGGCTCAACTGCCTCAATGATTGCATTCAAGTCAGCATATGACTTCTTGAAGTGTGGGTTGTTAGCGTTCTTGCTAACCTTACCGATTGATAGTTTAGCTCTGTGGAGCTTCTGGTGGAAGGACAATGTGACCTGTACTTCGTTTGCCTGTCTGATTTTCTCAGATGAGCTGATTAATTGCTTTTCCATAATTTGATTATTTTCAGTAAAGTTAAGAAAGTTTTGCATATATGACAAATAAAGTTATTAACAATTATCTGTTAATTCATTATTTATACCCTTAACTCTCTTTTTGTACTTTTTCCTGTAGTGCTTTGACTTGACCTTAAGTTTAAGCAATATTTCCTCCCATGTCATAGTAGTTCAATTTCGTGTTTTTGTATTACGTGGTATTTTTAAAATAAATTTAATTGCGAACTTGGAATATATGAAGCATCATATCTTTTATTATTTCCTTTTGGATATTGCTTTATTTCTAATTTTAATTTACTCATAATTATTTTTTTATCTTTTTTATTAGCATTTATAAAAATATATCGGTGTTTTGGTAAAATATCAACCTTCTTTAATTCAAGTTTTTTTATTATTTCATTACTATCAGGTATCATTTCAAATGGCAGCATTTTATCATCTAAACTATTATCAAGTTTTAATATATCTTTTAATCTTAACCAATCATCAATATTAGGAAAACTAAAACCTGAATCAGTTCTAAACCAATGCGAGCAAGTATCTTTATAACCAAATATTTTATCTAAATCTTTTGCTTTATAATTACCTTTAAATTTTCGCAAGTATTCAGCAACTTCAATTGCATTTATATTTTTCTCATATAATCTTTTTTTTATTATTTTAAAATTTTTATTCATTACTCTTTCAATAAGAATTTGGGTTCTTTTTGATGGTTTATTTGTTAAGAAGAATCCCTTTCTTGCCTCATTATACGGAACATGAGTTTTAAATTGTCCTGCTGTTAAATCTATAATAAAACCATTTTCATCTTTTAAAAACCAATGAGTTGAATTTTCGTGATTAATATGATAAACACTAAATTTTTGATAATGTAAATAATAATATGCTTCTGTTGCTACATAACAATGACCAGTGTATTTATTCTTGTCTAATACATTGATATATTCTTTTTTTAATAAATCATCTGATAGACATTCAATAATTCTATTTTGAATATTTATCTGATTCTTCATTTTCTTCTGTAAATGCCCAATATTTCTAAAATGAAATTCCTCTCCGTTCTTATCAATTAATTTTGTGATATTTGAACTTTCTCCCGTATATAAAAAGTTACACGCTTGATAGATATATCCATGATGTCCCATATTTGCATCACTAAATGATACAATTATATTTGGCTTTGGTATCATTAATAAACAATTTGATACAAAATAGCTCAATACATTTTTTTCTAATCCATCATTTACAA